GTAAGATTGCAGCAATTTACAGATATTATTAGAAATTATGTTAAATTTAAAAAAGATCATAAAATGGATTTTACAGATATGGTTGAGAAATACGTGAAAGAAATAAGTCCTCCAAAGTATAAGGTGTTTATTGTTGATGAAGCCCAAGATCTGACTCCTTTACAATGGTTATTTGTGGAGAAAGTTGCTAACAAAGCTAACAGAGTGTATCTAGCAGGCGATGATGATCAAGCTATTTATGAATGGAATGGTGCTAAAGTTAGATGTTTTCTTGATTTCCCTGGTAAAGCTTTTGTTTTAAATAAATCTTACAGATTAAACAAAACAATATTAGATTTTTCAAAAGAAATATTAAAGTTTATACCCGAGAGACAACCAAAAGAATTTACTTCAGTTAACGAATCAGAGGGAGATATATATACTTACGGTAGATTTAGTGAGGTTCCTTTTGATGATCTACAAGGAAGTTGGTTTGTTCTTGGTAGAGTTGGAGATAATGTAGAAGAACTTAAGCAGTATGCAAGGCATAAAGGCCTATACTTTCAAGATATGAAAGGCAATAAATCATTTAATATAAACAAATGGAATGCTATTAATTATTGGCAAAAACTCATGGCAGGCGAATCATTGATTCGTGAGCAAGTAGGTATAATATATGATTTCATTGATGAAATAAAAAAAGGCTGGCGTAAGGTAGATAACAAGGCTTGGGATGCTGTTCATCCTAATCAACCCTTAGATCTAGAATTTCTTAAAAGTAATTGTGGGCTTGAGACCAATCAAACAGATTGGTGGAAAGTTTTAAATAGAAAATTTACAACAAGAGACTTGGATTATTTTGAAAATATGTTAAGAAGAGGAATAAAATTAAATGACAACGCAAAAATTATTATCGATACAATCCATTCGGTCAAGGGCGGAGAGGCGGAAAACGTTTTACTTTACGAAAAGAGTAACTGGCCATCTAATTTCTCATCTAAAAATGGGAAGGATAAAATGGCCGAAGCACGTGTTTGGTATACTGGTGTTACGCGCAGTAAAAAATCCTTACATATCCTCTCTACTGATCATACATATTTTTTTCCTCTTGGGCGTATTGCATCTTATTTTAGAAGGAAAAATTTAAATGGTTGATCAAAGCGATTTAGAAAAAGCATTTCCACAATCAAGGCAGGTAGGTGGGAGTCATTATAAAAATTTTCACATTCAGCCGTATGAGTTTATATCTAAAAACAACTTATCATTTTTTCAAGGCTGTGTTGTAAAGTATGTTTGCAGGTATTTATTTAAAAATAAAATAGAAGATCTTGAAAAGATAATTCATTACTGTGAATTAGAGATCAAAAAAATGAAGGATATAAAATGAAATTAGCTACAATTAAACAAATAAAAGACTATATAAATTCTGACCCCTCAACTTGGAAGAAGAAAGATAAGGATTTAAAACATAAAGATAGAGAGGATAATGTTATGTTTAAAGCTTACTATTGGGTTATTATTAAATATCTTAAAATAAGAGAAGAGAGAAAAGAAATAAAAGTTCTTAAGAAAACAATTAAGTGGTTTGAAAAACAAATTAAACCTCATGATTGTGGTTGGATGCATACAACTATTGATGGTCTTAAGCATAGAATAAATTTTTTAGAAAACGATTGGTTTGATGGAGACAAAAAGTGACTACTGAACTTGTATTCAATCAAGCAGAATCTGATTGGACAGTTCCTGAAAGTTACCCTGATCTAACCAGTAGATCTATCGTTGCGGTAGACTTAGAAACAAGAGATCCTAATATCAAAACTAAAGGCCCTGGCTGGGCTACTAACGATGGAGAGATTGTTGGCATAGCTGTGGCTGCAGATGGCTTTAAAGGCTATTTTCCTATTGGTCATGAAGCTGGGGGTAATATGGATAAAAATATTACTATGAAGTGGTACAAACAACTTATGGAAAGCGAAGTCGATAAGGTTTGTCACAATGCTTCTTACGATATTGGTTGGACAAGATCACAAGGTATTAAACCTAAAGGTAGAATGCTGGATACTATGATAGCAGGTGCATTAATTAATGAAGATAGATTTAGTTATTCATTAAATGCTTTGTCATTTGACTATTTAGGAGAAATTAAATCAGAAGCACAATTAAAAGAAAAAGCAGAAGAGTGGGGTTTAAATGCAAAACAAGATTTATGGAGACTGCCTTCTAACTATGTAGGACCTTATGCAGAACAAGATGCAGAACTTACACTTAAACTTTGGAATCGTTTTAAAGTAGAAATAGAGAAGCAAAATTTATCTAATATATTTGATTTAGAAACAACTTTAACACCTGTACTTATTGAAATGAGAGAACATGGTATTCGTGTGGATCTTAGTAAAGCTGATGGACTTAAAAAAGAATTTGTAAAAGAAGAGAATAAAAGATTATTAGAAATTAAAAAACTTTCAGGAGTAGATGTAGAGATCTGGGCAGCAGCATCTGTTGCTAAAGCCTTTGATGCTTTAAAAATAGAGTATCAAAGAACAGAGAAAACTAAGGCTCCAAGCTTTACAACAAATTGGTTACACAATTGTCCTCATCCTTTAGCTAAATTAGTTAGAGAAACAAGAGAGATGAATAAATTTCATTCTACTTTTATTGATTCAATATTTAGATATGAACATAAAGGAAGAATACATGCAGAGATTAATCAACTTAAATCAGATAGTGGTGGTACAGCTACAGGAAGATTATCAATGTCTAATCCAAACTTACAACAAATACCTGCAAGAAATAAAGAATTTGGTAAAAAAATTAGATCTTTATTCTTACCTGACGAAGGTAAGCGATGGGGTTCTTTTGATTACTCACAACAAGAGCCAAGATTAGTTGTACATTACGCAGCTAGTGTAGACTCAGGTTTTGATGGTTCATACGATTTAATAAAAGCATACGAAGAAGAAGATGCAGACTTTCATCAAGTGGTTGCTGATATGGCAGGTATACCTAGATCTCAAGCTAAAACGATAAACTTAGGTTTATTTTATGGAATGGGTTCGGGTAAATTAGCTAAACAGCTTGGTATTGAAGTAGAGCAAGCTAAAAGAATATTAGCTGAATATAATGCTAAAGTACCTTTTGTAAAACAATTGTCTAATCGATGTATGGCTACTGCAGATCGTAAAGGATGTGTCGTTACCATAAGAGGTCGACATTGTAGATTTGATCGTTGGGAGCCTAAGTCATTCGGTATCCATAAATCTATGACACGTGAAGAAGCAGAGTCTAAGTATGATCGAGGTATGATTAAACGTGCTATGACGTATAAAGCTTTAAATAGACTTATCCAAGGATCAGCAGCAGATCAGACTAAACAAGCAATGATAGACTGTTACAACACTGGCCACAGGCCACTGCTACAAATACATGATGAATTATGTTTTAATGTAGGTAAGGATGAGGACATCGAAGAAGTAAAAAATAAAATGGAGCATTGTTTAGATGATGTACCTATGAAAGTGCCAAGTAAAGTAGATGTAGCTCTAGGACAAAACTGGGGAGAAGCAACATAATGTCTGATGATAAACCCTACTTAAAAGATATTTTTAAAATTGGTGTGTTAAACGCAGAATTAATCTTACCTAATAAAGAACAATTGATTAATAAATTACATGAAGAATCTAAAATTGAAGGCAGACGCTTGTCTAATCTTACAGGCTATCAATCAAATAATTTAGATCTTAACGACCCTATTTATAAACCTTTCTTAAATGGTGTGATAGAAAAGGGGTCTCAATTAGCAAAAGACATGGATATTATTGATAATGTAATTGTTGATAATTTTTGGTTAAATATAAATAATTACAAAGATTCGAATAGTTTACATTGCCACCCTGGTGCTGTTTTTTCTGGAGTTTATTATGTTCATACACCAGAAAATTCTGGAGATATTGTATTTTTAAATTCTAACCACGATTATGTAGATTTTTATTGGAAAAATTCTTTTATTAAAGATTTTAATAATTATAATAGCAGTGAATTTAATGTTGTTCCTTATACAAATCAAATAATTATATTTCCAGGTTGGTTAAAACATTACGTAAGACCTAACCTTAATCATGAGTCAAGACTATCAATATCGTTCAATTTAGGAGTAAAAAATGGTAAAACCAAAAGAAAGATTTAGAATAGAAGAATTAGGAATTGGTAAATGCCCTGAATGCAATCATTCAGTTACTTTTACTCCTACAAGAAAATCAAACATCTATGTTTGTGATCAATGTGATGAAAAAGTTTATCAATACAAAAATGGTAAAGTACATTGGTATACTTTAAAAGAAATGCCTTTAATGGGTGTGAAGCCCTATAATTTGAGCGACAAGTAGCCTTATATAAAAATCGTTTTTTGAAATAGTGCTAGTTAATTATTAACCAGCGATGTCGTAAAGACCTGCAGATGCATCAACAACACTTTGGTCATTGATTTGTTTCTTTAAGTCCTTGATCTTAATATCGATCCACTTCATATCAGGTGTAACTCTACCTTGTTGTAACGCCTGACCCGCCCATTTGGACTCCAACTGAAGTTTCTCTGATATCAACTTCTGTAGTGCCATCTTTTAGCTCCTCATATGAGATGAAAACTCTATTTTTATTATAAAAGTCCTCATCCTGTGCTGCGATCTCACCATTGTTCAGCTTCAAATTAAACTGTTGCAAGGCCTCAGCATCATTGTTAGCTTTAATTATCCCATCATAATACTTTCCCTCTGATCGTATCTGAATTCGATAACTACTCATAAGAGAGTATATATCAATTTTTGAGGGTATTGCAACCCCTCTGTCAAGCAGGGGAGTAAAAATAAACATTGACCTTTAGCTTTTTATATCTTATATGGATGAGATAAGGAGTAAATATGAAGAGCAAAAGTAAAAAATTAAAGTTTTTAATAGATGATTTAGACTCTACTTTGTCTAAGGTACATCAAAAAACTATTGAAGGAAGACCTATAAACCCTGGAGACGATGAATGGAGCGCTAGTCGAGATAGGTTAATGCAAACTAAAGTAGTGATGGGTAACTTTAATGTTTATCCAATTAATTGGCAGTTAGCAGATCATTTAATAGGTGATGAACTTGCTAATAGAGAAGATGCTCATATTGAGCATATACAATTTATGAAGGAAAGAAATTAATGAACTATGGCCTTATAGCTTTGTTTATTTTTATCCTATTCTTTCCAAAGTTTATGTTAGCTATATTTGTAGCTATCGTAGCATTCATATTCGGGATATCAATCTAACATGAAGGACAAAATGAAAATAGTAACGATGTTGTGTGTCTGTATGACACTAGTATTTTTAACGGCTTGTTCGGTAACGCACAAGGTAAAATTAGGAAAAAAATGTACTCCTGAACATAAAGAATGGTCGTATGTTTGGTTTATAGAGAAAGGAAGTGAAGACAATGTCTCAAAAGCAAACTGCAACTGATTGGATAACTAGAAGAGTAGGTGCAATCAATAGAATCCTTAAGAGTAAAGGTAATACAAAACCTTTTCATGAACATTTTATAGACGAACACTGGAGACTCATGAACACTAAATGTAAAACAAAAGCAGAATATAAAAAGGAAGGGAGAAAAAATGGACATCACTAAATGGAAATCAGTAGCCGTAGCAAAAGAAACACACACACTTCTTAAAGGTTTGTGTAATGAGAAAGAAAGGAACCCAGCTCGAATGATATCGAAGTTGGTTAAAGATTACATTGAATACCAAGCCA